CAGTGACGTGAGTCGCATTGGCGTAGTCAACTGGAACTACTTTGATGCTCAGAGTATTGCTGCCAATGGAGCTAGTCATGAGAGAAGCAGCTGAGTTAATAGTCGTAGTGTTCGAAGCCAGTACGAGAGACTTATACCAGGCATCAGAGCTGTCGCAGACCGAGATCTTGAGAGAGTTGCCCATGACACCTGGATACTTGGCGATCCACTTAAGGTCGGTGTCTGCATCGAAGTCGCCGTTAACGGTCTTAGCGATGTAGTCCTTCTCATTCAAGACGTTGCGAACGAAGAGGAGGGTACTGTCTAGGTTAGTCGCGTCGTCATCGACGATAGCGATGGCCGACAGTGTGGCATTGGTGCTATTGGCCGCGCCGTCACCGGTAGTGTTAGCGGCGCGGCTGACGTAGAGCCTGTTGCCGTATGCCAGGAAGCTGGCAGCGGTGAAGAAGGTCTCTGCATTCAAAGAAGTAGGCTTACCGAAGCGAGTGACGAGCTTCTGCTCGTTGTCCACTAGGACTCGTTCAGCGATCGGACCCCAACGGAAGACGCCGCCGATAGCACCCTCAGAGGTAGCAACGGCAGGGACGATAGTCGTTAGGTCGATCTCAGTTACATTTACACCTGGACTGAGTTGAGTTGGCATTATTTGTCTCCCTCTGGGAACGGTTAGTCAGATCGGATCTGAACTATTTATATTTTTCTCATTTTTGTTAGTTCGGCCAGTTCGTATTGACGTATATAGTGTCGACTATTTCCTCATTAGGAACAGTCTCCTCGTGACCGGTATTTATAAATCCGAAGGGCGTGAGCTCCTCCTCGATCATGCGAGCGTTCTCGTCGTATACCCCTCGCCTGAAGTCCACGTTAGTCATCTCCTTGTAGTAGGTCTGAGCGGTCAACCAGGCGAATAGGACGCAGCACATGACCAAGTCGTCATGACCTTCCTCGGCCTCGTAGGACTTGCCGTTCAAACTGAATCTGGACATCTCTTGAATCAGCTGGTAGTCATTGACTATCAGCCTGTCTTGCTCGACCATAGTCTTCAGATTGACGCAGCCGATGGCCTTGACCACCTTGTCGGTCCTGACACCTTGCCTGGTCTTAGTTTGACCGGCGAAACCACCGGTGAGCTGTATGCGCTTCTTTATCTGAGCCGTCGTCAAGATTCCGTCATATTCTAGGTCGTAGTGCAGGATGTCCACGATCTGCTGTCCAGCGTCGTTGACTTCCACGAGGATGCCGGCCCTGTTGTAGTTCATAGCAGCCTCGATGATGTACTTAGGATACGCCAGGACTGGTACCTTGTTGTCGCGGAACGTGGCAACTACCTCGTAGGGCATCTGAGTCACATCGAATACCACGAAGGCCGAGTAGTCTAGGCCGGCGCCGTGGCTGACGTCCACCACTGTAACATACTGGTGACCAGGCATGGGCCTCTTGTACATCTTGAACGAGGGCGAGGACTCTATCGGCAGCGCATACGACAGGGCCGCCAGCTTATTCGGATCGATCAGCGTGGCAGAAGATCCTAGGAATTCGCACCCAAATTCTACTCTAAATTGATCTGGCGAGGTGTTGCGGATCTGCTGCTCGGCCCACTTCTCGTCTCTGCCGGGCACGTCTGACCAGTGAACCGAGATGCGAGTGTAGTCGTTATGACCGCGCTCCGAGTCGGTCCATATCTTATAGAACATGTTAAGGCCGTTCGGAGTCGAGGTGATCACGACCTTAGTAGTCGTACCGGACGAGATCGTCGGGTAGACCGAGCTGAAGAACTCTTCCTGAATGTGGCTAGGTACGAACGCGAACTCGTCGAGGTAGATGAGGTTCTGAGAAGTACCACGGATAGCGCTCGACGAGGTGGCGGCCGCTAGAACCTTGGATCCATTCTCGAGCTCGATGTTACCCTTATTCCACTCCACCACTCCCTGCTGGAGCCACTTCGGCAGGGCCTCGTAGGACCTCTGGATACGGGACAGGATCTCTCGAGCCTGGGCCATCTTGTTGGCCAGGATGGCTACCGAGTAGTTCTCCTTGAAGAGGATACACCAGAGGATGAAGGCAGCGGCCGTGGTCGTCTTACCGACCTGACGAGGCATCTTCGCGATGGTAAATCTGTCATTGACGAAAGAGTCGACCATCTCTTCTTGGAATGGCCAGAGCTCGAATGGTATGAAGCCTCGGTCGACGTTAACGATCTTGATGTAGCTCTTGATGAAGTACGTGTGATCAGCAGCACACTTCAGCCACTCGTCGATCTGTTCTTTCGTGTAGGGCATCGGCACCCCGGCTCTCTTGAGCCGAGGGTTGCCTAAGTACGCGGGTAGCTTCACTCTTCACTCTTCTTCTGTAGCATGGCCTGGAGCTCAGCAGTGGATCCCACGAACAGGTTATTCGTGACCTGCTGCTTGGTCTCTTCTTCTTTCTTAGGCTGGAGCTCGCGCTTCTTCTTGGTGAGGTCGAGGAGGTCCTTATTAGTCTCGGCCATAGTCTTGATCAGATTGGCCACGACTTCATAGGCTCTGGGATGCTGACTCTGGTCGGCGATGTCCATCAGTCTGGCTATGGCCTCCTGGCCCTGGCCGATGATGTCGTACATGTTCCTGCGGGCGTACTCGAAGTCGTTCTCGACTTGATCTTCCGACTGGTGAACTACTATCTCAGTCTTGGCAGGAGTAGGCTCCTGTTGGATCTCTTTCAGAGGTGTGAGATTGAGAGCATTAGCGATGGGGTCATTCACGGTTGGTCCTTTCCGGCCGGATACGAGAAGCGTTCGAATGCGAAGTCGTAGTCGTCTGTCCAACTGATCTCAGAGTAGTCTACTGACTCTGCTACGTTGGACGTCGGCTCTCCGTTGGCTCTCATTCCTGGTTGTACTGTGATAGTCTCGGCCACGAAGTAACTCGCCGTGTCGCCGATAGCAGTGTTGGTGTCTTGAGCGAGCTTGAACTTGATGTTCGTCTCGGCCTTCTTGATGATCTTGCTCTTGCGGGTCGGTCCGTAGAGGTATCCCTTCATCGTGAACTTGAGAGTCCAGACGAGAGCCCTGCGATCAGTGAAGTTGCCTTCCCACGTGTCGCTGACTTGCACGTCATTGAGCAGGGTAGGCACGTCGATCACGATCTCCGGATCGTCGATGATTCTGATAGTAGCTGTCCAGTCCGGCGTGAAGAACGGCAGGATCTGCTCCATGATCTTCGCGCCATCCTCGGCGTTCTTGACCGCGCAGCTCAGCGTGAAGTTCAAGTTGTATGGCACTGGATTGTAGTTGTACCTGGCCAGATTCTTGTTAGAGTCCGTGTTGACGATCTGATTGATCGTATTGAGCTTACGCGTCGTGTCGTACTGCACTGAGTTCAACTCGAAGCTCATATATGGAACAGACAACGCGAACGGCTTGTTGAGATTCGGATCCTCGTTGATACGCGCGATGGCCTTATCCTTCGGACCATACGTGATCGGTACCTTGATGAGCTTGACCATGTTGCCGGCGGCGTCGTACCTGCGAATGTAGATGTCGTTGAACATCGTACCGAACAGGATGATGTAGCGCCTTATAGAGCCGTGATACCAAGTCTGTCCAAACATTAGTTAGTTCCTATTTTCTGAAGATCACGTAGGCGTTTCTTTTCAGAGATCTTCTTCCTGATCTCTTCACCGCGCGGACCAGAATACAGTGCCCTCTGTGCTTCTCTCATCTTGGCTTTCGTCTCTTCACTTCTCTTTGACCCTATGTTAGAGTCGTTGTTTCTTTTTCCGGACGTGTAGTCGGCGCTGATCGCTCTTCCGATATTTGCAGAGTGCTCTTCACTGAGCTTTCTACCAGACAGCGACTCTGAAATCTTCTTCTTTACGTCTTCTGTTTTAGACTTCTTAGCGGATGGGTTCGGCCTACCTTTACCAGATAATGAGATTTTCTTTCTTATCTCTTCAGAATCTGATCGCTTTGTCCAGTGGTTAGCCTTGACTTTATCAGATACTGACTTGATGCTCTCATCGTACTTGTGCCAGACTTCATTTGTAGTTATTTTGATATTGTAATATCTGACCTTGATTTCTTCTGGTTTTATCATATCGAGCCAGCGCTGCTCTTCTATGTATGTACTCTTTCGATCTTGAATATTTGACTTTAAGATCTTGCGTCGGAAATCTTCTGGTCTGTGCTTATAAGCCTGTTTCATCCAAGAAGAGCTGCAAACATATCCATCATCTTCTCTACCCCAATGACATCCGACATAGTATCTCTTGTGCTTTCTGTCGTACCAGAGGTAGACGAAACCGTACTTATGCATATCTTACTCCATAGAATCAATTGTCCTATAGTATATATGCAAAGTATATCTTCTACCAGCGCCTTCCTTCAGCAAACGGATCGATCTCAGTGAAGTCCAGGAACGTGTTGCCCTGCTGCTGGAACATGTCTCCGTCGTCGAGCAAGTCGTTCTTCTGAGCGTACTCCTCGAATAGGATAGGCAGGCCTTCGGTCTCGTCGACGAGGATGTCTCCAGCTTCTGTCGTGAGACCAGCGTCAGTGAAGTCGAACTCGTACTTCTTCGTGAGGATGTCTATCTCTGGGATGCCAGTGGAAAAAGTCTCTCCGCTGTACTCGAAGAGCTCACAGATCACGTCGAAGGTCTGTAGCGAGCCGAGTTGATAGAAGATGGCCTCGTGCTCCACGAACATGATCTTGAAGATCTTCTTATTGAGTGGGAAGTATATGAGGTCGCCTTCGTAAGGACGAGTAGTTCCCTCATTAGATCCGACTTCGTCTGAGAAGATGCGACGCGCCATAGTGAATGTGACGCGATCGCGGATCTCGACGCCGAACTTAGACAGGAAGTCGCCATCGCCCTGGAACCCGTCCACGTTCTTGATGTAGAGCTCGATTGGATAAGCGCGGTCATAGAAAGATGCGGCGTCTTCAGTGTACACCTGATCGAGACCGCCGTAGCGACGAGGCAGATAGTGCATGTCCTGACCGTACACTTTAATAGCTTCAATAATCAGATCTTCAATCAAACCTTGTTCATTACTTGCATTCCAATTATTGAAATAGAAGTTCGTACCGGTACCCATCAGACTTCTTTCTTCTTTGCATAATATAGGCGTCTAGCTTCAGACATCTTTGCAAGAGATTCTTTACTGTGCTTTTTGCCTTGCATTGGATTTACGTCATAAGATCCATTTGCTCTACGCGTCGCAACCATCTTTGCTTTTGTAGTTTCTGTCATCATGGTTTTATTACGCTCAGCAAGATCTGGTCTTTTATTTCCTAGATTACCAGCAGAGATTTTTTTCTTTGCTTCTTCACTATGACTTTTTAAGTAAAACTCACCATTACCATTATGCATATTATAGAAGCTCTCATCCATCTTAGCATTAACTGAATTGAGTATCTTTGCTTCTAATGATCTGCAGTCTATATACAAACCATGAGCAATAATCTGTCTAGTAAAGTCACTAGGCCTCTTCTTATACTCTCGCATCATCGGCTTACTAGAGCAGACGTAGCCGTCATCCTTAGTTCCTTTATGAACGCCGACATAGAGCTTTTCAGTCTTATGATCTGTCCAGCAGTAAACAAAAGCTTCCATAGCGGCTCCTTAGCCGTACATGTCGAGTACTGGGAGCGAGTAGCTGCTGATCATCTCAGCCTCTAGCTTGTCTATCTCTTCAGCTGCCTCGTCGTATATCTGTTGCCCATTGAATGTGATGCCGCCCGGTAGTTGCATACCCGAGAACTTCTTGAGATTGACACCCCACTGCTTCTTGATGAGTGAAGTAGCGTATCGCGACAGCCATCGATCTCCCCACGCGTCCCTGTACTCTTCAGGATCGATGACTCGGTAGCACTCGATGAGGATGAATCTGCCGGTAGGCAGCTTGCTCCAGTCGGTGTCGATGTACATCTTGTCGGTGTGACGATTGAACCTGACCGGCTGCTGACCTACTAGGAGCTGCTGAATGAGAGCTAAGTGCTCCATCGCCATGTAGTACGGGGTCAACTGCACGCTGGTCAGAGTGTACAGATCGTTCAGGGCTATCTGGTAGCGGATGTTGAAGATGTCGTTGACCGAGAGAGACGGGTCGCCGATCGGGAAGATGCCAATCACGCCCATGACGTTCTCAGGCAGCTTGATGTAACCACCCTTGTAGCCACGAAGGTCTGCACCTGAGCCGCCAGCCGTTGTGATCGTGACTCTAGGGTCCAGCGTATAGAGAGCGCCGTTATTCGCTATTGTCACGGATACGATGCCGCCGGTGCTGTTAGTAGTCAACGTGGCGGTAGCACCAGTTCCAGTCGTATCACTCGTATTGGCAGTGATGACTATCGTATCGGAGTTAGAGTAGCCAATACCGCCATTGGCGATAGTGATCTCCTTGATGGCGTCCCTGCGGTCGCCATCTTGGATCATGTACTTGTAGTACAACCTCTCGGAGCCATCGAAGTGATAGTCCCAGTAGTACTTCAGCGCCTCGTCGATGCGGTCGTCCACCTGATCGTCGTCGACGTTGATCTCGATCACGGGCTTGCCCAGCTTGCGCAGGCAGTACTCCTTGAACTCGGCTTTGGTGGTTGGCGTAGACATCTATGTTCTCCAGTTCTTCCCTATATTTATAGGTCAGGAGAGTTACTTTTTCTTTTCTGCAGTAGAGACTGTAGTGACGACTCTTCCATGAGTCATGCCACCGTAGCCGGTCTTCTCTAGTATCCTAGAACCGAACCAGAAGCCCATGACGGCGCCGAATAGAGACATCGTGTCTTGATCCCAGACGGCCTTTAGCATCTCGGTCATCGAGGCTCCTTGCGTGATCATGACGCTTACGACTGCAATCTTGATGGCGATGAATGCGAAGAAGAAGACGTAGGTTATAACAGGGCGAATAGAAGCGCGTAGTGCGTTAATAAACTTTCCACCGTCAACGTTATTATCATAAGATCGAACAGATTTTGCGTCTTCAACGTCCGCCTTAGCGTCTTCAATAGCGATCTGGACTTGAGCATTCTGTACCGCAGCCTCCATCTGCAATTTGATAGTGTCTACCTGGAACTTGAGTTCCTGCTTGCGCTCGAAGATTCGAACTATAGCAGGCAGGAGGCTTCCCAGTATACCTAGAAATGGTGATAGTAGTGTGATCAACATCTTGTCTCCTTAGTAACCTGTAGCTCTTCTGATTCTCGGGAGCAGCGAGGCCACGAAGCCTCCAGTCTCCTTGGCGGCTTTGATAGGCGCTAACACCTCTGGAGCCGCCACGAGCGCCGCAGTGCCAGCAACGTCTCCTAACACGGAAGCTCCGGGCTCGTCTTTCTCGCCCTTGGCCAGCTTCTGCTTCTCTTGTTCTAGCTCTCTATTGTAGGTAGTCTTCCTACCGAGGGCCTTCTTAATTACGGTGTCGGCTCCGGCTCTGACGTACTTATAAGTACCCAGAGAAGCCTTGTCAGCGAAGTTTCTACCGAACGTGGATACGCTCTTCATCGAAGGAACGTAGTCTTTCCAACCCTCTTCGAGCTCGTAATCTGTCTCTTCTTGGAGCTGTCTAAATTCTTTGAAAGTCAGCATCTACTTTTCCTTCGGCTTCGGTGTTACCAGTTTATCTTTTCACCAGGTTTCAGTCTTCTTGCTCTTTTCAAGAACCCTGGATTTTTCTTTTCTAGGTCATCGGGCGTAGTGCCGAGTGACTTTGCAATCTTCGTCGGGTTATCGCCAGACTTTATCTCGTATGAACGACCAGAAGACGCCTTTTGATTTTTCGCTGGAGCGGGCTGAGGCTTCTTCGATGCCGGATAACCAGACTGCGGAGCTACACGAGATCCGACTTTTGGTTCCAATTTTGAAACAGTAGATGGAATTGATTTTTGAAATGGTGCATCCATTTTTTGTCTGAATCTCTTGTGAGAAACATCAATGTCCATTCTCATCATATTGAGTTTGTCTTGCATCGTTTGTGGTGCTGGTGGTTTGTCAGGGAAATTTCTCTTAGGAATTGCTTTTAGTTTTTCACCTGTTCTAGAATATCCTTTTGATGCTAATAGTTTTCCAACTGCATCATCTGATCCTACCATAGGCTTGTCTGGTGATACCTTATACGACTTGACTTTAGGATCGGCAAACGGTGAATTTGCGCCGGTAGTATCTACGGGCTTATTTGGATTCTCTTGAGGCGGGACTATACCTTTCGAAAGAAGTTCCATCTTGGTGCCATCACCGAATTGCTTTTTTGGTGCTACGTCGGGGAAGATACGGCTTGCTTCTGCGACAAACTGCTTGAACGTCTTCATTTATCATCCGTCGGTGTTAGAGTTGTTTTTGTCTTTTCTTGTATCATTAGATCACCTTCTAATACCCTGGTGATCTTCTCTTGACCTCTGGTCCAAGCCGAGACTCCGATGATGGCCGCCATGGCTATGTGATAGAACCCGCCGTCCTTGAGAGTGATCGGATCCCAGTTGTTGTCGGTCTTCAGATAGTAGCTTAGTGAGAAGTCGAAGAGAGGAAATATGATGAAGTCGAAGATACACACGACTAAGTACTGCCAAGCGATCGCTGGCCTCCAGTACTGCTTGACCCATGACTCTTCCATTATATCATCATCCTATTGAGAGTGTCGGTGTCGATGGCACCGGTAGTTGGTAATTTGTTCTTCGTCTGAAAGTCCTTGACCGCCTGTTCGGTCTTAGCGCCGAAGTCACCGTCGGCTACGATGGCAGCACCCTTCCTGACGAGCATATCTTGCAGGTCCTTGACGTAGGAAGACTTGTCGCCTCTCTTCGCCACGACTATGGGCGGAATTAGTGGATCTACCGGCGCAGGAGGCGGTTCCGATGATTCATAAGTTGACAATTTCAGGTCTTTGGGTATAATGGCTTTGGCCTTCACAAGATACTGCTTACGATCGTCGATGCCGTTGAAGCCGCCATTGATCCTCTTGGTGATAGTCATGACGTCGTCATTATCTGCGAATGCTGACAGTCCTCTAGAATTCCAGTACTCACACGCGGTCTTGATAGAGACTAGTGGATCCTTGGCCAGTTCTGGGTTGTTCTCTAAGTCGTAACCTAGCTTCTGACCATAAGTCCTGTAGTTGGCCCTGCCTGTCAACTGGAAGATGCCGCGACCCTTGTAGCGCCTACCGTCTCCTGGCTGTGTATTGCCTAGGTCCCTACGACCCTCGTAGGCAGCTCCGGTGGCGTACTCTTCCAAAGTCCTGAAGCTGGCAGACTCGTGAGCCGCCTGAGCCAAGAAGTGACATACCCTGAGATAGGTGTTGATGTTGTACTTCGCCAGCTGATCATTCAAGTTATCGGCTAGGTGAGCTATGATCTCCTCCTTCGCAGAAGGAGCCAGCTTTCTGAGCATATCTTTGGTTATCATGTCGTCCTCATGCGTCTTCGAATCTGATGACTACTAGTCCTTGGCCGCCAGTGAGTGCTTGATCGGCTCCTCGTCCTACGCCTACGCCAGCGACGTAGTCGGCATCACTAGTGTTAGGAGGATTTACATTTGCAGAAAGAGCACCTATGACTCCTTGCAGGTTCGTCGTATTGGTGGCTCCGCCGACGTAACTAGAGCCGCCTCCTCCTCCGCCACCTCCATGATTGTTAGCATCACCGCCGCGGCCGCCTCCGCCTCCGCCGTAGTAACCCGCGCCACCGCCTCCGGCACCACCACGATCGCTGCCGTACGCACTCCTGTCGCCACCTTCACCTGCTAATCCGCCTAGTACTGCGTTTGCGCCATTGATACCTTTGTTAGTATTATTGGTAGTATTGCCATCACCGCCTTTATAGATGGCGCCAGCAAATCCGTCTCCTTCACCAGGGCCGCCGAGGCCTCCACTTGTCTGAGTGCCGCCAGTGCCGCCTCTGTAGTCACTCGTTCCTCCTACTAATCCGCCACCAGCACCGCCGTTGCCGCCTGTAGTATTACGGCCTCCTCCTCCACCTCCGCCTCCGCCGGCAATGAGCAGTGGAGTCGTTCCCCTAAAAATACCGGCGAAAGAGCCACCGCCTCCACCGAGTGCGTCAGCGCCAGACTCACCGAGTCCACCTGTAGGAACAAAAATATTGAGTACTTCACCTGGTGTTACTGATATAGTTCCTTTTACATAACCTCCAGAGCCGCCACCGCCGCCGGAATCTCCTTGTCCTCTTCCGGTATCGCCACCTCCGCCACCTGCTCCCCAGCACTTGACGTATATCTTGTCGTATATCGAAGACAGATTAGTAGGAACCGTGAAGGCAGTATATCCGGTAGTAGAGAAGACGTAAGTCGGCCCGATCGGTCCCCAACGCTTCCATACGCCACCGACATTGATGTATCCGGAGCTGACGAGCTTCCAGACGCCGCCGACGTTGATCCACTCGTCTTTGACTTCTTTGAACACTCCGCCTATGTTGACGTACTTCGCCATGTCAGATCACGTTCTCCGGCCAGTACTTGGGTTCGTTGAAGTCCTGCGGAATCGGATTCATATTCTTGATGTTCCAGCTGTGCTCATAGACTCTAGTGACATATCCAACGGCTCGCTGCCAGAGGAGTGACATCTGAGCCGGCGTCAAGTCGTACATGACGTTCTTATCATCTCTAAAAGTCATCTTAGTAGCGACTCCTTGAGACACGTAGAGATTAGCGAGTGTAGCCAGATTGGTCAGGTTTCTCATGTCTTCTGGAGTACCACGTACGTAGATGACGCCGATTCCGTCGAGACTGACTGAACAACCGGCAGCGATCTTCTTCTCACGCGTCACGTTGACTTCGAGTCTCATCTGATCCTGCATCGACGCCAACTCGTCTGCGTCTAGGTCTACGACGAACCACGTCTGAGTTATTGAGTTAGTAGAAGGATCGATCTTCAAGTCCTCGAGAGGAGTCTTGACGAGCTTCTTTTCGTACTTATTGTAGTCCGGCGCTATGGTATCGATGAAGCCGTAGTACCCGTCTTGAACGAGCCACTCGTCCGTGGGCCTCTTGCCTGAAGAAGTCTTGAATGTAAATGGCGCGTCGGAGATCCGTTTCACCTTGCCGTTCTCGACTAAGACGAATCTATTCCACTTGCGCGTTCCGACGTCTGGATCTATCTGAATTTTTGCCATGTCCTTATTTCCTTAAGCTATGTACTGGAGCCAGATGTCACCAGTCGAGCCTCCTGTTGGACTGGTTGCTGGCGTAGACACGTATCTATTGCCCGTAGCGTTATTACCCCAGACGACGCCAGAGACGCGTATCGCGGTAGAGTTGATCAGAGCATTCGAGGTGGAGTTGCCGACCAAGATCCTGGATGGATTTACGTCTACTGCCACAGTGCTATTACTGGTCAACAGAGCGTTGAAGTCGAGCGCCATGTTGGCAGTGGTGTTGCCGATGAATAGCCTGCTGGTAGAAATCGATACGTTAGAGCCGACATTCACCGTAGTAGTGAATATTGGCGCCGTGACGTTCGCGTAGTAGGATGGTAGCTGACCACTGAAGTATGTAGCGTTATTCGAAGTCAGAGTCGCCACGTTAGCGGAGAGACCTCCGGATGTCTGATAGAATGAAGATAGCTGACCGTTGAAATACGTAGAGTTATTCGAAGTCAGAGTCGCTACATTGGCCGAGAGGCCTCCAGCCGTCTGATAGAATGCTGGTAGCTGACCACCGAAGTACGTAGAGTTATTAGCAGTGCCTGTGAAGAACGTGCTATTCACGATGCTGTTGATCGTGCTGTTACCTACGAATAAGACGCTCGTATTTAGAGAGACATTGGCGCCTACCGTGACATTCGCGGTAGCATTGATAGTCGTCGCTATGACGTTACCGGTCAAGTTCGCGTTCACCGAAGTAGCGCTGAGAGAAGTGACGTCAGTCACGGCACCCGCGATCGACGCCGCTCCCTCTACTCTCAACTTATGAGCCGGTATGTTATTGCCTACGCCGAAGTTGCCATTCGCCGCTGCTAAGAGAACGTTGGCGCTGGCGTTTACTACCCTGAAGGTCGCTGTTATGGAGTTGTTAGTTCCATTCAGTGTCGAGTTGCCATTGAAGACTAAGTTACCGGCTAGAGTATAGTTCGCTGAGGTGTTGACGTAGTTAGTAGCACTCACACCGGCGAGTTGAGTAGAGTTCAGCGCAGTCATCGTGGCCACGTTTGCAGCCAGAGTTGAATTCAGCTGATAAGATCCGGAGGCAGTACCACCTAGGTGAGTGGCGTAGATTCCGGTCGTATTTGCGAACTCAGTAGCGCCAATCCTATAAGACACGGCGTTGACGAGGGTAGAGTTAGCCAGGAACGCAGACCCTATCGAAAACGCTGAAGTGTTTATGAGTACGCTGGCTCCGACTGTCACGTTTGCCGTGGCAGACACGGCAGTGGCAGTGACATTACCTGTCAGATTACCCGATATGCTCGTCGTCGAGATGAAGTTAGAGTTGATAGTGGTAGTACCGGCAGTGTTTTGGACTACGACCTGTGGAGCTGAAGTCACACTATTATTGCCGAGCACTACATCCGTGGAGCGCACCTGCACTCTCGAAATCGTGTTACTCAAGAGGATGAGAGAAGTGTTGACCAGGACGTTAGCGCCCACGGCGACGTTAGAAGAGACGTTGATAGTGCTCGCTACCACATTACCAACGAACGCTGTCGAGTTGGCAGAGATGTTGATCGTGGCGTTACCTATGCTGACGTTAGCATTGGATAGCCAGCCGTTAGAAGCGAACTTATAGACCCAACTGACGCCAGTGGTGTCCACGGTGAGTCCGGCTCCGTCGGCAGCGGCTGAAGTAGGTACGCTCTTGGCGACCGTGATATTCAGATCTGTGACGTCGAGAGTGGCCGTGTTCAGTGAGGTAGTAGTACCAGTCACTACTAGATTGCCGTTGATGGTGAGGTTAGCGGTCACCACATCGGTAGAGTTGGCCTTGAAAGCCGTGCCTACTTGGAAGGTAGCCGCGTTGACGGTCGTGGCATTCACTGTAGTAGCGTTAGCAGTCGTGACCGTCAGACTCGAAGAATTGATCGAAGTCGAGTTGATCGAGGTAGAGTTGATCGATGTAGAGTTGACTCTTCCAGCCACCACGTTACCTACGAAGGCGCTGCTATTGGCGTAGACATTTCCACCAGCAGACCCGACTACTACATTTGTAGTAGAGAAAAAGTTCGTGGTGTTAACTGTAGTAGCATTGACCGAGGTAGAGTTGACCGTAGTAGCGTTGGCCGTCGTGACATTAGAAGTAGTAGCCGTCATCGACGAGGCATTCACGGAAGTAGCGTTCACCGACGTCGAGTTGATCGAGGTAGAGTTCAAGGAAGTGGTGTTGACGCTGACGGCGAACACATTACCTACGAACGCGCTACTGTTGACGGTAGAGTTGACTGACGAGTTGCCTATAGTGATAGAAGTAGTGCCGATCGCCACATTAAAAGTGCTATTACTGATCCTAAGAGAGTCTATGGTCAACTGGCCATTAGTCGTAGAGTTACCGATCGATATACCGTCTAGATTGACGTTAGCGAAGCGCCCAGAGCTGTTAGACACTTTGACGGAGTGACTGAACATCACGGAGTTGACGCTGCTGTTACCGACGGCGTATCTACCGTTTATCGGTACGTTCACATCGACGACATGCGCCGAACCCCACAGAAAAGAACTGTTTCCAAGGGAGAATGATTCGGTGACGCTCGGAGTGAAGTCGCCGCCAGCTACAGAGTCGCTAACTGAAGTCAGAGTACCATCGACGATCACATCACCATCGACCAAGATGTTTCCATTGACTCTAGCGTTTCCTCTAACTCTGAGTACGTACTGAGCAGCGGCTGGCTCTATTACTACGTTCGCAGTGGTGTTACCCATGGAGAGGATCGTCGAGTTGATCCAGACATTTGAGCCTATGTTGATCGTGGCGCCGACGGTGTTGATTACCACGTTTCCAGCGTTTATGCCAGATGGGCTGAAGTTAGCACTAGATACCGAGTTAGTCAGTTGAATAGTAGGAGTGTTGGCGACCGTGCTATTACCCACGGTTATGTTGCCGCCTGATACATTCATCGACGGGATGAGAGTGTTACCGGTTATCTTTAAGCCGGCAGTATCGAGCATCACATTAGCGCCGACGTCTACTCTCGAAGTGCTTATCGACACTAGACCTATGTTAGCCGAAGTAGCGAACACTCCATGAGGAGCATACACGTTGCCGGTGATGTTAGTATTTCCAGTGATGGCTACATTACCGGCGAAGTTGGCTTGACCCCTGACCGCATTAGAGATGTAGAGGTTGGCTACCGCGATATTCGCCGTAGCATTGGCGGATATGACAGTGATGATAGAGCTGTTCATCACCGTGTTGATTGAAGCGTTGCCAATCAGCAGCGTCGAAGAGTTGGCTACTACGTTAGCGCCGACGCTCATGTGAGTCGCATTGACTGTAGAGATTCCGGCAGTGAATACGCCTGGAGACACGTTAGAACTAGAAGTAGAGTTCTGTACTCTGACTAGTGCGGTGTCCGTGACAGAATCATTTCCGATGGTCAGATTAGAAGAACGCAGAGTCGCGGTAGCGACCGTCGAGTTGCCGTTGATAGCGATCGTCGCGGCGTTGATATTAGAGTTTCCGACTGAGAACGTAGTGGTGTTGACGAGGGTAGCGCCCACCACCACGTTTCCACTGAATATGCCTCGAGGAGCGTTGACGTTAGCGCTGGCGTTGATATTTCCAGTGACGTTTAGGTTAGCGCCTACGTTAGTCTGACCTGCTAAGTTAGCAGTGCCGTTGACGGTCAGCTTGGAACTTCTAGAAGTGGTAGGAGGACCTATGGTGAAGTTGCCAGTTCCGCTGAACCTAGCGATCTCGTCCTTGGCCATCATTCCACCGACGTGGAAGATGATCGGGTTGTTGGCCTCGGTCAGGTCGTAGTACTCGTCTCTGAGAGTGATAGTGCCAGAACCGGCGCCAGTCGTATTCTTAGAGATCCTGAACGCCGTGGAGTTGATCATAGAGGTGACGTACGTGCCGGTGTCGATGCCGGTGCCAGTGACGTCCATGTCGATAGTCACGCTGTTAGTGGTCAGAATGTCATTCGTGGGATTACCAGAGTTGACAGTGATAGTATTGACGCCAGCGCCGAACGAGGTCTGCACCGTCACCGTAGTCGACCTGATGCCGCCTGGAGTGGTACCGATGGTCAGCGCCGAGTTGGCGTTATAGAGGTAGCCGTCGCCGCGCTTACCTACGGTGAACGCATAGTTTCTACGAGAGAGCGTGTTCGCTTCTGGAGAGAAGAAGGCCACGGAGTGAAGGACGTCGGCATTAGCTGCAGAAGACACCGCTCGAACGGCCAAGTTCGAACCGGTCGTATTAGAGAAGTTCGCCATGCCTACGTACGTCGGAAGGCCGTCGTCTTCACTTACGCGGATCTTTAGAGAGATCGCGGTAGAATTGATAACAGTGATGTCGCGGATCTGACCGACGGCTATGTTTGCGCCGGCGCCGTTCTTCTGGAAGACCGTCTCGCCGAGCTGCCAGCTAGCGGCAGCCGCGTTGACGATGATCCTGTGAATTCGACCGTCGAACCTAGAGTTGTTGATTCCAACGTCGTTGAAGTTGCTGAGGCCGTTGGTGTTGTCGGCGTAGATGATGAGGTCGGCACAGGCGTCGTCCAGCTGGGACAGGTTCTGAGAGCTGACCATGACGAAGCCGTTGAAGTTTTCCACGGCCTGGATGATCGTCGGCAGGTTCTGGACCATCGTTTCAGTGTTACCGACGAAGAGCTTCCTGTCGACGAAGACGTTAGCCTTGAAAGAAGCATTAGCCACGACGTTGAGCGTGGTCTCGGTACTGTTTACGCCGATCTGTATGGTGTTGCCTAGGAAGGCGGCGTTGCCGGCGATGTTGGCCGTCCCATTGACGGTGAAGACCGCGCTTGGAGTGGTGGTGTTTATGCCCACGTTCGAGCCGTTGACCACCAGCACGTTGGTGTTCACGACTAGTCCATTCTTTACGACGAAGTCTTTGTCCGCCATGGTTCCCTGTCCCCTATGGTTCTTATTGTCTTATTTATGCTTTATCATTGCTGTGTTTGAGAGTCAAGCAGTTTATAGGCTATGACTTGACCATCGATTAGTTTTTGTTCAGCCTCTGCTTTCTGTGTTTCTAATGATTCTATTTGAGAAGAGAGAGCTGTTACCTGTGCTTGCAGGTCTGTAATCAAAGACATCATCCGGTCGTAGAGGACCGGGAGTTCGGCTTCTGTGATGCCGAGGTTGATCAGGGTGGTGAGAAGTTCTGGTTTGAGGTTCATGGTTTTTTCCTGTTAAATTAGGCTGGTCTTAGTGCGCAAGTAATTGCCGCAAAAGAATACTGAGTGCTATCAGCGTAGCTTGCAGTAAATGCAGCTGGATCAAAAGAACCACTGGTATAGTCAGCCCTTGCCATACCTGCGCAACATGATCCAGTGTCAGATTGAGAAGAGGAAACCATGCCTAGCATATTGGAGCATGAAAATGTCTGTCCGTTTCCGGCACCATTACCAGACGCACCGACTGCCACAATGACGGCACGAGAGACACTTGGTGTAATCGCGGGAGGGTTTGGTAGACCAGTATTACCAAGTCTGGCGTTGGCAAATGTTATAATTGGAGAAGATGCCGAGACGTTTCTGAAGACAAAGACGATCATCACCCCGGCATCGTTGGCGTTCCCAGTTGGACCAAAAGTTACGCTCGCATCTGGAGTTGCCCCCATGCGCTTATAGGCAAGTCGTAAATTAGTACCATAGGTGTCGGTCTGATAAAGTTCTGCATCGATAATAGTATATGCTGTAGTGCCATCGGAAATTAACTTTGCGAGTGCAGACACGCCGGAAGAGGCAAATGCCGCAATGACGAAGTCGCCGGACTGGGCGGCGGAACCTATACCGCCAGACAGTCCCGAACTAATAGTAATTGTAGTGTTTCCAGATGTACTACCAACTTTTGTTGCAACTGCCGTACCAACTAACTCAATTGATTTTCTTGTCGGTAGCATTCCCATTGTGAGAGGCATACCCAACAGAGGCGCGTGGTTCCAGAACTCAAGATTCTCGCGCTTGACGATGGCAGGTTTCGGGAGTACGAGCTTCGGCTTCTCCGGCACGATGAGGCCAGAAGCGAGCATGGCAGCGATTGCGGGCTTCAAGATCATGTTGTAATGTCTCCTATGAGCACCCACTCATTGGTGTCTTTCTTCCAGAGTGTTGCGCCGGAATACTGGCCTGTGAGCTTGAGCTTAGAGCCAGAAGAGCGTATGGTCACGCCAGCGCCGCCGACGCCGCCGACAGTGACTTGACCAGCACCGTACTGAAGAAGGTCGATGCGGGTATCGACAGGAAAAGCGACGGTCGCATTGTTAGGGATTGACAATGTAATAGCCGATGAGTTGCTCAGTGTTACCATCTTACCAGCATCCAGTAGTGCAAGAGTGTAAGAGGTGACAGTCTGAGCATTTTCAGGTACGGTAGTGACGGTGTTGTAGACTTGAGCTGTAGTAGCGATCTGAGTATTGTTGGTATAACCAGCGGCACTTGGGGCGGTGGGTGTTCCGGTGAGCGCAGGAGAAGCGAGCAGGGCGTATGATGCAGCCGCAGTACCGCTCAAGTGTGTAGCGTAGACACCAGACGTGTTAGCGAACTGAGTAGCTCCGACATTGAATGAGGCAGCGTTGATGTTAGAGCTGACGTTAGCGAACCCGGTGATCGTGGTGTTGCCCATTGCAGCTGTAGTAACGCCTGATAGAGCTCCAGCAATTGCTAAACTAGAACCACCTTGGATTGTAGATGTGACGTTAGCGAAACCAGTGATTGTGGTGTTGCCGGCGGCTAAAGTAGTGATGTCTGAGACGGCTCCCGCGAGCGAAGTCGTACCATCTACTCTGAGCTTGAACGCAGGTGTGTTGTTGCCTATGCCGACGTTACCATTGGCGGCTACGAAGAATACATTGGCAGTAGAGTTAATAACTCTGAATTCAGCGTTTACAGTAGTATTTGAACCAGAGAATATAGTGTTGCCGCTGAGAGTCAAGTTAGGAGTCAGTGTAGACGCCCAAGTAGGAGTGCCGGCTCCGGCTGAAGTCAGTAAATGACCTGACGTACCGACCGCTGTCAGAGCGAGAGAGGTCGTATTCGAGAAGGCGATCGCTCCAGCCGAAGCAGTCAGAGAAGCGTTCGTGCCGCCGTCTGCCAGTGCTACGTCCGTAGATCCAGACCTATAGTAACTAGAGGCCGCGACACCTTCGAGGTGCGTGGCATTGACGACGGTAGAGTTGGCGACTATCCTAGTGCCAACATTGTATGAGACTGCGTTGACGACGGTCGAGTTGGCAGTGAATGCGGTTCCTACAGTGTATGATAATGCGTTAACTGTTCCAGTGGTATACACACCGCTAGCATTTGCCTGAACTGCAGAAGCAATGTTAGCGCTCGTCGTAACATATAGAGTGGCAGTATTAACCTGCCCGGAAACGTTTGCATAAGTCAGCGATGCGCCATTGGCTGTGCCTGAACCTAATATCGATGGGGCTGCCAATGTGAAACCGGCAAGGTGAGTTGCGTTTATAACAGTCGTATTCGCAACAAGTAATGTTCCAGAATAATATGAAACAGCATTAACAACTGTTGCATTGGCAGTAAATGCCGTACCGACTGAGTATGTGGCAGCGTTAACAATACTAGTATACACGCCGGTAGTATTTGCAATAGTAGAAGTACCGACAGTAAGAGATGCTGCATTGACACTTGAAGTTGCATTGACAAAACCTGTTACTGTCGTATTGCCAGCCGCCAGAGTCGTGATGTTGGAGACGGCTCCCGCGAGCGAAGTCGTACCATCTACTCTGAGCTTGAAAGCAGGTGCAGTGTTACCGATGCCTACATTGCCGGAGAAGTAGTTGTACTGTTCACCGGTTAAATACACGCCGTACTTAGTAGTAGTCGTTGCACCGAAATGAGAGCCGTAGTACAGATAGCCTGTACCGATAGTCATCGCAGTATTTGATACGATCTGAGTATACGCGGCAAAAGCAGTAGTGATATTTCCGGTGATCGAGTTATTTACGCCTTGAATATCACCCACTATACCGTAAGCTGTAGATATAATACCAGAACCGTAATTTTGAACTACGCCGTATACGCCACGAGCGACAGATATAGAGTTTGAGCTGGCGCCGTTAGAGTGTTGGTGTACTACGCCTCTAACACCTTCCATTAAGTTAGCTCTAGCGTCTACTCCGCCAAGTCCGTTGTAGACGGTGCTGTTGTAGCCCAAGTAGTTACTGTTATACGAAGTTAGACCATCGCCGCTCTTATTCTGAGAATTGTTGTACAACAAAGAACCAGCGCCATATTTGGTCTGCGCAGCAGTGAGAGCGGCATTAGCATCTGAAGTAGAAGATACGATACCCCAAGTGGTCGCGGTAGCTGAGTGCGCCTTGACGACGAACAGTCCTACAGTACTATCCGGCGCATTACCTATACCAACGTTTCCGCTGAACTGACCGTTGCCGGAAACGTTAGAGAATCCAGTGATCGTGGTGTTACCGGCTGCCAGCGTAGAAGTAGCGTTGATGAAGCCAGTGATCGTGGTGTTACCGGCTGCCAGCGTAGAAGTAGCGTTGATGAAGCCAGTGATCGTGGTGTTACCGGCTGCCAGTGTCGTGATGTCAGAGACAGCGCCAGCGAGAGAAGAAGTGCCAGTTACCCTGAGCTTATGAGCCGGTGAAGTGTTGCCGATGCCGACGTTTCCTGTCGGCGAAATTCTCATGTACTCTGTTGCATCGTCACTCGATTTCCAAGCAAACTGCGCAGAGACTGGCGTCGTCTGAGCCGACCTGTATAACATACCCCAGTTAGCATCGGCGTAGATAGAACCGGCTTGATAAGTTCCGCCACCATTCGTAATCGTGATCGATCTCGTAGTGACTAGCGAGCCAGTAATAGTGGTGTTACCAGCTGCCAGCGTAGAAGTAGCGTTGATGAAGCCAGTGATCGTGGTATTACCGGCGGCTAGTGTCGTGATGTCAGAGACTGCACCAGCTAGAGAAGTCGTACCATCTACTCTGAGCTTGAAAGCAGGAGTGGTGTTGCCGATGCCGACGTTTCCTGTAGGAGTTATTCTCAGGCGTTCTAGTACTCCACCTGCCAAATTTTGTTGAGTCGATAGAACCAATGATCCACCGATGTCGCCTGAACCGTTAAACACGCTATAAAGAGCGGAAATCGAAGCCAATGGCAAATTGCCTATCTCATAGAGAGTTTTTGCAGCTCGATTGAGACCACTCACGTTTCTATTTGTAATGGTCAGGGTGGCTTCATCGGCTGTGCCAAGAGAGCTTAAAGAATTATCGATGTCTCCTGATATTTCTAGTTTACTACTTGGTAAAGCAGTACCTATACCTACATTACCGCTTGTTAAGAAGTAAGTTCCGGTGCCTACGGTGAACGTGTTAGTCACCGACGCGTTTGCGTACAGGGCTGAGTTGACGTTGAGGTTGCCCTCGGTCTTATTATTCAAGAGTGTAGCGTTAGCAGCAGTGCCCGAGAGGTTACCTGAGACAGTCGTCGCCACTACATTGCCAACGAACGCGGTGCTGTTGACGTATACGTTCGCAGTGGAGTTACCGATCAACAAGACGCTGGTGTTGACTAGGACGTTGGCGCCCACCACGATGTTGGCTGTCGCATTGATGGTGGTCGCATTGACAGTCGTCGCTACCACGTTACCCGTCAAGTTGCCGGTTATGGTGACCGCGGCCACGTTACCTGTCAAGTTGCCAGATATGGTAGTCGCGGTTACGTTACCTGTCAGATTAGCTGTGACTCTCGTGGCCACCACGTTGCCGATGAACGCCGTGGAGTTGATGGAGACATTAGAGCCCGTGTTGCCCACCGTGAAGTTGATGTTCGACAGCCAGGTATTGCTAGCGTTGATGTAGGTGAGGGTCGCTGCAGCTCCATCTACAGTGATACCAGCTCCGTTCGCCGCTGCCGCTGAGGCAGTTCCCTTAGCCAACGTGATATTCAAGTCTTTGACGTCGAGAGTCGCGGTGTTCAGAGTGACAGTCGTGCCGTTGACGATCAGGTTACCAGTGACCAAGAGGTCTGCCGCGGTGACTTGAGTACCGTTAGCGCTGAAGCCGGCGCCAGTCTGTAGAGTCGCAGCATTGACAGTAGCAGCGTTGACCAGGCCAGAAGTGTAGATGCCAGAGGCGTTACCGAAGTTACCTGCTGCGCCTAAGTAAGTCGCAGAGTTGGCGCTGATCGTGTTGATGTAGGTGGCGTTGACGTGAACGCCAGAGGTGTTGACCACGACGCCGGTGCCCTGTGTTACTGACAGGGTTCCAGTGGTAGTGATCGTGCCGCCCGTGATACCATTGCCAGACGTGATTGAAGTAATTCCACCGTCGTCTGCCGCCCAGTAGACGCCAGTATTGCTCGAGTGCAAGACGTGACCGGCCGTGCCAGTAGAGCCGTTGGCTACTAGGGCAGTATTATTGGCGATGGTGACTGCCGTGGCATTGATGGTGAATTTGCGATCAGAAGCAGTCGTTCCATTGGCGTGGAAGATGACTTCCTTAGCCGATCTAGTACCGATGGTTAGGTGGCCATTCGAAGAATAGAGATACGCGGCGCCGGCCCCAGCGATAGAGTAACCGGCTTGATTGTACTGAGACCCGTTGATGCCGAGGTCTACGTAGTCGACTGAGTCATTACCAGTGTCGTTAGTGACTACTAAGTCGGCAGATGCGTTGTTGCCGGTATTGGAGTTCTGGATGACGGTCTGGACGTATGTGTTGCCATTGGCGTCGATCTCGATGACGGCGTTAGAGCCGAAGTCGAATGATCCTGGAATACCGATCTGGAGCTTGTTAGTGACGTTGGCGGTGATGGCCGTCAAGTTACCGGATAGCGTGGTAGCCGATACGTTACCAGTGAGATTACCTGAGATCGTGGTCGCTACTACGTTGCCAGTCAAGTTACCTGTGACAGTAGTAGCGACTACATTGCCTACGTGTGCAGTGCTGTTCACAAAAACGTTAACGGTCGAATTACCGATAGACAAGACACTGGTATTGAGACTGACGTTAGCTCCGACCACGATGCTCGACGTCGCGTTGATCGTGGTAGCATTCACGGTACCGGCTACGACGTTACCCGTAAGGTTACCGGTGATAGTAGTAGCTGCTACGTTACCCGTCAAGTTACCAGTGATGTTCGTCGCTGCGACGTTACCGGTCAGATTACCATACAGGCTAGGAGCATACACTCCGCTAGAGTTGATGACGGCGTTGTTTACGCCTACCTGAACGGTGAAGTAGTTGTTAGCACCGGTGAAGTTTAAGTTACCTGATAAGATCCTAGTGTCGGTATTCTTGACGTATGCTGCAGCAACGAAGCCACCGAGCTCGGCAGCGCCGATTGTGTTTATGTAAGCTGCGTTTACAAACAGGCCGGAAGTATTTGCTACGATGCCAGTGTTCGCCAAGACCGATAGAGTGCCGTTAGCAGTGATCGGACCACCAGTCAAACCGTCGCCGGATGCGACAGATGTCACGCCTTGGTCGTCGGTATCCCAGTAAGTGGCAGTACCGTTCGAGTGTAGAATTTGACCAGCGGTGCCAAACCCGCCATTGGCTGATACTGCAGAAGAGCCTAAGATGACGTTAGCTGCGAATGTAGCTACTCCGCCAAATCGCGAGTTGCCTGAGACGTTGGCAGTTCCTGTGACAGCGAGAGTCGCGTCAGGCGCAGTATTACCAATGCCGACATTGCCAGAAATATCTACCGTAATTCTATTAAGACCGGCAGTTCTACCGATTAAAGCAGAGTTTGCACCTTCAATCCAACCGGAACCTGTAGCAACACCTGAGTAAGATGGAAGCGCACCAGTAAGAGAGTATGTGTATACTGAGCCTCTATCAGTTCCAGTTGTGCCTTCCCAACGATAAGCTCCAGCGACTAACACGGAACCATCAGAACTTAAAGAAACTGCGCCAAATCTATCACTATCAGCAGCATCGACCGCTTCTAGGACAGAACCTCTTTGAATCCAGTTTGATCCATTCCAGTCATAAATGTAGACACCGCCTCTATTGGTACCAGTGGCGCCTTCCCATCCAATAGAGCCAACTGCTAGTATTGATCCACTAGAACTTAATGAAACACCGCTTAAATAACCTAAATTATCACTATCAGCAGCATCAGCAGCTTCTAAGACAGACCCTCTTTGAATCCAGGATGATCCATTCCAATCATAGATATAAACACCACCTCTATTAGTTCCAGTAGCACCTTCCCAATTGTAAGCGCCAACCGCTAGTATTGATCCATTAGAACTTAATGATACTGCTGTACCAAACTCATCACCATCAGCAGCATCGGCAGCTTCTATAACTGATCCTCTTTGTACCCAAGCAGATCCATTCCAGTCATAAATGTAGACACCGCCTCTATCTGTTCCGGTAGCACCTACCCAACCAGAAGCACCTACAGCTAGAATAGATCCATTAGAACTTAATGACGCACTAATACCAAAACCATCACCATCAGCAGCATCAACAGCTTCTAGAACAGAACCTCTTTGAACCCAAGATGATCCATTCCAGTCATAGATATAAACACCGCCTCTATTAGTTCCAGTAGCGCCTTCCCAATTGAAAGCACCAACTGCTAATATTGATCCATTAGAACTTAATGAAACAGCACCACCAAAAACATCACTATCAGCAGCATCAACAGCTTCTAGAACAGAACCTCTTTGGACCCAACTTGATCCATTCCAGTCATAAATGTAGACACCGCCTCTATTAGTTCCAGTAGCGCCTTCCCAATTCCAAGCACCAACGGCTAATACTGAAGAATCCGAACTTAAACTAAGAGAAATACCAAAAAAATCACTATCAGCCGCATCAAAACCAGTAAGCAGTTTAGAAATAGGAACTGGGCTGTGCTGGAGTTTGCCTGTGATGACATCTCCATTGACATGAAGCTTGGCGCCCGGCGTGTTGATTCCTACACCTAGGTTTCCGTTTGCTGCTGCGTATAGCACGTTAGCTGTAGAGTTCACTACTCTGAACTCGGCGCTCACGGTAGTATTAGCACCGGTGAATACTAAGTTTCCAGATAGAGTCCTAGAATCTGTGTTCTGAACATAAGCCGCCGCGGCGACGCCACCGAGATATGATGAGCCATTGGATGTCAGCGCATTGTTGACGTTGAGGTTGCCCTCTGTCTTGCCGAATGCGTGCGTGGCGTTATTCGAAGTGAGAGTAGCTACGTTGGCCGAGAGGCCGGCAGTGGTCTGGTAGTTAGAGAGGTTACCAGAGAGCTGCGAGTTAGACACCACGTTGGCTGCGGACACTGACCCGACGAAGCTGGTGTTGTTGGAAGTCCCGGTGAAGAACGTAGAGTTTACAGTCGAGTTGACGGTGCTGTTGCCGAACGTGACGGTGTTCTGGAACGTATGAGTATTAGTCCAGACGTACTGAGCATTGACATTTACGCTACCACCAAAAGCAGCCGTGTTCCAGTACGCCTTGGTGCCGTCGGTGAACAGCACCTGACCAGTGGTACCGACTCCGCCATTGGCCGAGATAGCATTTACCGTGAGGGTGTTGTTGACGGTAGCCCCGCCGCGGACGAGTAGAGCGGCGGCATTGACCAGCGTAGAGTTGGCCGTGAAGCTCGATCCTACTTGGAAAGTCGTGGAGTTGACTGTATTACCGACGAAGAGGTTGTTGGCTACCGAGACGCTGTTCGTGGTCTTATTATATGTCAGACCGGCCGCGCCGTTGGCTAATCCGGAGTCATTGAAAGTGACGTCGGTGTTAGTTCCCGGAGGCGCGGTGATGATATTGCTGATGGGTGTGATGTTTACGATGGCCGACGGCACTTCTGGCGCGAACGCTGTATTCGCGACGTACACCATCGTGACCGAGCTGTTCGCACTCGTAGCCCACATGATCTGGAACTTATCGCCGGCATTCGCGTTGTCGATGAGAGAAGTTACTGTGACGATAAAGCCGTTGCTGGCACCACTGACAGGATAGACGCCGAAGTCAGTACCGCTCTCAGGTACGTCCGTTCCATTCTTCCTGAGCCAGACCCAGACTGTCTCGTTCTTGTTAGAAGAGCTCGTGAACTGGAGACTGTAGCTGATTTGATAGACGCCGGCGTATGCTACCTGCAGTTCATCGTTGGCCGTCCTAGTCAGCCCGTTACTGAGAAACGTATTCGCGAGCCTCGTGACAGTTGCGGTATTGGAACCGCCGGTTGCATACTGGTCAGACAGGTCATAGAAAGAACCGTAGTAGCCGGTCGTGTAGACGACATTCGCTACAGGTGGGTTCTGGTTGACCCACTTACTCAGCGTAGAATTGTAGGTGAGGACCTGCGTATCAGTGGCGCCATTGGCTGCCACGTCGGCGAGATCTTTGATGATCTGTTCTTTCCAGTACGCCCTGGAGCCATTAGAGGTCAGTACCTGATTGTTGGTGCCGACTCCACCATTTGCCGACACTGCATTGACCGTGAGAGTGCCTGTAATTCGAGCATTCGTATTGTTAGCGCCGATCTCGAACACGGTCGCGCCATTCGTGGAATACAGGATCCCATCGGTCATGTTCAGGGCTAGCTCGCCCGGATTCGGCAGTGTGGTGGAGTTAGCTGCGCGTCCGGATATGGATGTGCGCTTAACCTGGATCAGGTTATTGGCCATTTGGCAACCTCAATTAGCCGTATGTACGGCGTTAGAATTTAGATTCGATGTCTTCTTCTTCTTCAGGCTCGGGCTTATCTAAGCTCGAGGCTTCTAATTCTTTTACTCTCTCGATCAGCTTCTTGTTGGCCGCCTCGAGAAGGTCGATCTGCGTCTTCATCATCAGTCTCAG